ATTGTCTCTATATATATCAAAGACTTTAATTCTATACTTAGAATCTATACTAGAATACTTATACTGTTTAGCAAAACTCTCATACTCTAAGTCACTATTGTAGTATTCCCTTTCTATAAGCTCGTCTGGTGTGTCCATAAGGGTATAGATTAACTTGTAAGAATCTAAACCAGTTAAGGCCATATATCCTTGAGCTTGCCAGTAATAAGATTTGTTTGGAACACTGTCAAAAAATAAGGGAAAAGTAAAGCAATCCCAACTATTTTTTACATCTATAATATGATCGTCTAAGATTGAGTCAGGTGTTCCAGTTAAAAAATCATTTTCAAAAAACTTTTCATTCTTTACTAAACTACCATAACCTAACTCACTAGCTATAAAGTCTAAAGAGCTTTGTTCTACTATATTACCTTTCTCAGTGTATTTACTACTAAACTCTTTTTTACGTTTGTAGATTTGTTCCTTTTGCCAATCCTCTAAATAACTAATAGTAGTCTTAGAAAGAGTAGCGGTTTTGCTTCTAGCATTAGTCATAATCTGACCTATAGCTGAACATCTAATCTTAAATTGTGTCATCTTTTTTATTGTTTATTTTGTTGTATAATTTTTCAGAATCTATTTTAGTATACAAATCATCTAGAAAGTAATTATTTTCTAATTGTTCAATTGTTCTTATTTCGCTAGTATCAGCATTTTTCCATTCTAAAAGCTGTTTATCTATTTTGTCTTTTAAGATTTGATTCTCTTCTTTATTAGCAATTACCCCCATACTCTCTTGAAAAGACTTTTTTGCCCTAATTCTTTTAGGAGCATAAGCTGGGTAAAGTGCATTAAAGACACTTTCCTTAATAAAAACTTCAGTCTTAAATAACTTAATCTTTTTTGTATGCTTTGAGGCAATCCTAATTTTAACTTCAAACAGCCCTAAATGTTCAGGGTGGTTATTTATATAGCGTGTATCTAAGTACAGTCTAAACGTGAAGTTACTATTTGCAGTTTGCAGTTTGCGGTAATACCAACCTTTATTATTTTGTTTTATTGGTTTTTGTTCTGTACCGTTTGTAATCCAATAGTCATAGACAGACTTTTCTTTTTCCAATTCTTTTAACATAAACTCGCACTGTAGTTTTATATTTTCTATATGGTCGTATATTGTCATAGTTATTGGTTTTTAATTGCGTTAGCGACCTCATCAGCACTAGCCACGTTAGAATCTACTCCTATTCCAAAATTAGCTAAGCACCTTCCCCAGCTACTAGTCTCACAATTTTCTATAAATGATGTCTTATTAATAAAGCTAGAGTTTTGTTTTTCGTGAGCATAACCACTAGCAACCTCAACCCCTTTATCATTAATTAAACTTGATCTTATAATAACTCCGTTATCATTTATATGAGTTATTTCTGATGTTAAAGAATATCCTGTAAATTTTTCTCTGAAATATTTAATTCTTTCGTTTACTGTTACATAGGACTTACCCTTTATGTCTACAGTTTTTAGTGTATTAGTTGTCATATTGTTGTATTTTAGTTAGTATAGTTTTTATTTTGTTTATTCGTTTTTCGTTGTAATTAACTCTTAATTGTTTCATTTCATTTGCAATAACATCAACAGCTTTTTTATACCTTTCAAATCTATTTTTATGAATTTCTAAATCGTTGTTAGTTAAAACAAAAGTAGGACACCTTATTATACGCTTATTCCAATTAGCTTGAACTAATATATTAATTAATCTTTGATGTAATATATTGTGTCTTTCGTAGCGTTCCCAGTGTTCTAGATAGTCATTATGAGAATTGTAAAAAGTATATGATTCCATAATTAATTATTTTTATTATAATTTTCCATAAGTTTTAACATTACTGAACTATAAGACTTATGTCCGTTAGCTCTACATTTTTCTTGGAATTTTAACAGCGTTTCTATTTTTTCAGCTGGTACATAAAAAGTCCTAGTTGTATAGTTTATTGTCTTTGACATTATATTTTTTTTAAAGTTTATGTTGTAAATATATATATAATTATAATACTAATTACATAATACTATAAAAACTTTATTAACAAACGATTGTTAAAATAGGTGTGTTATTCTAGCAATTTGTCCAAACTCACTAAATAAAAAAGACTCTATACCTTTATTATTAGAGCTTTGATAACCAGCGGTATGGTGGTATATATCTGCTTCGTTTGGTGACATAAGAGACTCCACCCAAAGGCCAGGATATTGCTTTGAGATTTTATGGTGAATATGCTGAGTAAACATATATCTAAACTTAGTTTCAGACCACCACTTACACTCGTCAGCTACTATCATTGGTAAAGTATCTGCTTTAATTCTGTGGCCGTGACAGCTACTAATTAGATTAGTTTTATATTTATAATATTTTCTCATTTGTAGGCTTACATCAAAAGTGACATCTTTATTATGCCTAAACCATACAGCTAATATTTCAGCGACTAGCCAGCCAATAGTATTGTCGTGATTTCCTGGTGTGTACATAACGTGAACTGTACTAACATTTAATAACAACTCAATTATTTCAACCATTAGCCTTTTAGCTATTTGAAAGTGATCACTTAATAGACCGTCTATCTCATTTTGTTTTGTACCTTTTCTAGTTGTATTGTCAAAATTGTCAACGTGCAATAAGTCACCAGAGAGTAGTAAAATAGTCTTATCTACATTAAACCCTTGGGCTTTAGATAAACAGCCCCTAACACCTTCTAAGGCCCTAGAAACTGCTATTTGGTTGTTATACTCTTCACCACTTATAAAAGACTTACAAAGTTTACCTATATGTAAATCACTAGGACACATAAATAGTAAGTGTCCGTCTTTGTATTTTTCTCTTTCTAGTTTTGGATATTTAGGGGAATATTCTTTTAAGTCGTTTAGTAGTTCTTTACTAAGTTTTTTAAAATCTAATTCGTTTTGTTTTGGTTGTTTAAAATAAAGACTAGCGTTTTTGTTTTTAATCCAACCACTATGCAACGTCTTAGGGTCTAAGCCCTCTCTCTCACACTCTTCTTTAGCTCGTCTATAGTTGTTTATAATTTCAGCTTCCTCTGGCTTTAGTCTATATCTAGGATTAGACTTTTTATTCTCAGAATATCTTTTATTATGATGTTTGTTTTTATCCACTAAGTTTTAAAAACGTAAATATAATTAATCTTTTCTTATTGAACTTCCATAGAAGTAGCCAAACAAACTCAAAGTTATTCCCTCAACTAAACCGATTAAAGTATAAAAAGTCTTTTCGTTGTGTTCTGGTATTTGTACATATACAATAGCATAAACTAAAAACACAAAAGTAGAAAGGCCAACTAAACCAGTTAAAGTGAACATAAAATCAAACTTTCGAACCTTTGCTATCTCTACCTCTCTCTTTCTGGCTGAGTCTCTATCTGCTACCTCGGTCTTATATGCTTCTATTAGTTGGTTATGTAGCTCTTTTTTAGTCTTAGGGTCTATAGTATCGTCCTTTTCTATAAGGTTTTTAACTATTGAAAACGCTCCCTCGTCTGGCAAAACATCTCCGACTAAATCTAAAATATGAGGAACTTTATCTTTGAAAAATTTACCTACTTTAGTATCTTTAAATTTCTTTTTATTACTCATAAGGCTTATATCTAGTCCTTCCTTTATCGTCTTTATATGCTATAAGTATTTGACCCCTTTGTTTTGAATCAGTATCATAGCTAACGTGTACCCAGTCTGGGTTTTCTTCAGTACCAAACTCCCATATAAGTTGGTCAAAGTTTAAATTATTTTTTATAAAATGAAATATTTCAGCGTTATTAGGATCACTAAAAGAGTCTCTATCTATATCTATTGCCTCACCTTTGCAATGCTGAGAGGTTGCTACATATTTTCCGTCTTTGTATCTATGCGCTCCACCGATAGCCTTATTTAAAGCCTCACTTCTATAGCCACTACTAATATGAATAGGAACTCCAAAATAGTCTCTAATTGGTTGAAATATATTTAGAGCCATCTCTCTCATATTTTCTATATGTTCTACAGTTGGACTGTTATTTATAGCTAATCGACTAGCAGTTCTAGACTTTAGCATTTCCTTAAGTGATAGATTATTACTTAGTTTCATTTTTTTTATTTACTCTTTTTTTTGCTGTCAATATAATTCGCTCTTCCATTCTAGCTAGTTTCTCTCTTAGTTGTGTATTTTCTTTTATTAAAGAGTCAATCTTTTTTTCTAAGTCCTCTATTTTTTGTTTTAGTTGTTCTATTACTTGCACTTGAAAACCATCATTTCTAGCCTCTTTACTAGCTTTGATGTCCATTCTTTTTTTGATAATATCCCAAATTTGCTTAACACCTAAACCCCCAACTAGTGCGGTTATTGCCATAAGTAGATTGTGGTCTTCCATTTTATTTAATATTTTAACGGCCTTGTTTTGCATAAGGCTTTTTATAATTCTTACTATTTTTATTTTTACTCATCTTACTTTTAGCGTGAACTCCTTTGCGCCTAACTTTAGGTTTTTCTATTTTAGCTATTAAGGCTCTCATTCTTCAATTGGCTCA